GGATCCTTGTAATGTGCGAGCCGCCACTGCGCCGCATACAACGGTTCGGTGTCCGACGACAGTTCCATGTCGGTGAGCGACGAATCGTCGACCTGGGCGAGGTGTGATGTCTGGCTCGCCGAGTCGGTCACCGTGTAGGTGGTGCCGCCCCGCCGACTCGCATGCACCTCGTTGATGATCCTGTCGACTGAGAACGCGAATTCGCCGAGCTCCGTATATGGGATCTCGCTGCCACCACCATCCCCGAACGTCGCCTGCGAGGTCACATGCACAGCGGCGGTGAGCACCTTGTGGCGTTGCCGGAATCGGGCGATGCCGTCCCTCTGGATGAAGAAGGCGCCTTGCTCCGCCTTCTCCGCTGCTTGGATCAGCGACAGGGCGCTCGAGGCGAGCGCGACCGAAGGCATCGTCGACTGTCCCGTATCAATATTCCGGTCGCCGGCCGCCCAGGAGGCTTCGTCGAGATATCGGCCGACTCGGGTGCCGGTCGTATCACCGTTCCATGGTGCATGACCGGCGTTGTAGTGGGCGAGGACACGGGCCGCGCTCAGCACGGTCGTATAGATGGCGACCTCATCGATCGTGCCGACGTATCCGCCGCTGCTTCCATGGGCGCTTCCGACCGCGAGTGTTCCGTTCAGGAAGCTGAGTGTCTGCGCCGACCCGAAGACGATGCTGCCGCCTTCCACACCGTCGACGTAGAGCTTCATGGTGCTGCCGGTGTAGGTGACGACAATGTGGTGAATGTTGCTGTCGAAGACGGTGGCGGTGCTCCGGTAGATGGTCGTGTCGCCTGCGGCGCTGGTGATCCCGAAGTCGAGGGTCGATGCCGCGTTCGTTCGGAACAGTTGGAAGATCGGCGCGCCGGTACCGAGTTGCACATGGCGGAGCAGCACCGCGTCGGCTGCCGTTTGTGTACCGGGATGGATCCAGCATTCGGCTGAGAATGTGTTGCCGAGATCGACCCGGTCGCCGGTGCTCGCATAGTTGGCTGCGGTGCCGTCGAGGTTGAGCGCCGTGTCGGTGTCCTGGGCGATGAGGCCGTCGGCGGCGAGCGTTACGGTCCCGCGGTAGGTGCCGGTGATCGTCCCAACCGTCGCGGACGCAGTCGTTCCGTCAGGTTCGCCGAGCCTCCACCAGAAGAGAGGGCTGTCCGCCCGGATCTCCTTCTCGTAGACCGACCGCTTCAACCGTGCCTTCTCCAACGCGCGAAAGCCGTCGACGGCGGTGATCGGCACTTTCGCTTCGTTGACCTGCGTCGGCCAGGTTTGCGGCCAACGTTCCACGAACCCGACGAACCGCCAGCCGTCCGGATAGCCGGCCGTCCCCTCGTTGAAATGCTCGAGGATCTCCGCGGCGGAGAGAGCTCGGCTGTAGACGGCGACCTCGTCGATCGTGCCGTTGAAGAACCCGGTGTTCGTGGTACGGCGCAGAGCGCCGATCGTTGAGGTCGCCGATGTGATGGTGCCGGGAGTCAGCGTGGTGGAGCCGACCGACACACCATCTTGAAACAGTGTGTAGGTCGAACCAGAGCGGGTTACGGCGACGTGATGCCAGTTCCCGTCGTTGAGTGCGGAGCCGCTGGTCGCATCGAAGAACGACTCCGTCCCGGCGTCGTTGCGCATGTCGATCTCGAGTTTGTTCGACGCCAGCAGGAGAGTGACATACTTGTTCGTCGTCGACGTATCCGACTCGGAGAAGATCACCCCCGAGTGCGAGACCGTATATTTGATCCACGCCTCCCAGGTGAACGCCGTCGTCCCACCGAGATGCGTGTCCCCCGCGGTCACAGCTTGCGTGCTGCCATTGAAGGTGACGGCCGTGTTCCCGGTGATCCGTCCGGCGATACCTAACGTCGGCGTGTTGACGTATGTGCCGTTGAAGGCAGCGAGCTCGTCGGCGGCGGTCGTGCCGGATGCTTCGCCGAGCCGCCAGTACGACACCGGCTTGTCGGCGAGGATCAACGGCATGTAGCCGAGCCCGTACCGCAACCGGACCATCGGCTTGATATTCGGATAGTAGGGACTGCTCGTATAGTCCGGATCGAAGCGGCGGTCCCGGTTCTTCAACAACGCCGAGAACGTGCCTGGTGCGAACGTATCCGTCTCCGACGACCGTCCCCGCTGACAGCCCGCCACCTCCACGTAATCGGTGATGTCGGTCCACTGCGCGACGGTCGGGACCGTCCCCGGGTTCACACCGAACGCGGCTTGCACCGTCGGCATCGGCTGGGTCATGCCACGGCACCGGCTGGGAGCTTGTAGCCGCGGTTCGCGGCGCGCGAGATGGCGTCGATGATCCGCTGACCATCCTCGATGTTGACCGGGTCGCCGGCCGCTTTGACGATGGTGACCGCACCGGGACCGAAGGTCACGTTCGTGAGGCCGCCCGCTCCGGACGGCCCGCCGCCCGCCGGGATCATCATCCCGGAGGCTTCCGGCCAGAACACTTCCGGTCCGTGCTCACCGACCATGTAGGGCCGGCCGGCGGTGACCGGTCCGCCGGCCGCCCGAGCCTCGATCGTTCTCCCGCCGGTACCTTTGATGACTTCGACGGTTTCGATGTTGAGTTTGATGTCATGGCTCGACTTGATGCCGTCGAGTGCGCGGTTGACGTTGTCGCGGAAGTCCTCCATGTCTTTCGCGGCGTCTTTGAGTTTGCCGCCGATCCCGGGAACCCATCCGAAGGCGGTCGCGGCGGCTCTGACGATCCATTCGGCGGCTGCGAGCCACTTGTCGACGACGAACTGGATCGCTCCGACCACGAGGTCTCTCATGAACCCGGCTGCTTCGCCGACCGCGTGGAACGCGCCCTTCACGATGTCGCGGAATGTTTCGGAGTGTTGATAGGCGTAGATGATCCCAACGACCAGAGCGGCGATCGCCAAACCGATCAACACGATCGGGTTCGCGTCCATCACCACGTTCAACGCCGCCTGTACCGCGGTCCACGCCTGCGTTGCCTTGGTGATCGCCAACACGACGACGAGCAACCCGCCGACGACCCCGATCGCGGTCTGCATTCCCGGCGACAAGTTCGAGAAGAACTCGACGATCTTCAACCCGATCTCGGACAGTTTCGTCAACACCGGCAAGAGCTTCTCGCCGACCTTCTCCTGCAACTCGCCGAACTGGTTCTTGAGGATGGCGGCTTTCCCGGCGGCGGTGGCGCCTTCCTTCTCCGCGAATCCACCCACCTGGGTACGCAACCCGCCGATGATCTGATCAAAGTTGGCTGCCACCGATCCGGCATCCTTGAACTTGATACCGACGGCGGCGAGCGCCTTCCCCTTCCCCAGCAATGCTTTGCCCAGCACATCCGCTGCCGCGGGCAGGTCTTGGCCGGTTTTCGCCGCATAGTCTTGCAGGAGCGGCGTCAACGTTTGGATCTGTGTGCCGGTCAGATTGAATTGGGCCAGCACGGCTTGTCCGGAGGCGGTGGCGTCATCATCGAACTTCGTTTTCCGCTCGAGCGCCGAGTTCAGTTTGCGGAGCGCGGCGGCGTTGGTGTCCGCCAGCTTCGGGAACCGCTGAAACGCATCGTCGAGTTTCGCTGCTGACTGCTCCGCGTCGGTGAATGCAGCGATGCTGCCCTTCGCGAAGTCGAACACACCCTTCGCCGCCGCGACCCCGCCGATCGCGCCGAACACCGTCCCCATCTTCGACCCGAACGACGCGGTTCGGGTTTCGATCGTCGCAGCAGCCTTCTGAAACCCGGTGGTGTCACCGGTGAAGACAACCTCGACGGTGGTGCCCCTAGCCATCGGTCACCCTTTCGCGATGCGACGCAACTGGCGGATCAACTCGTCGATCTCGTCGAATGTGAGCAGCTCGACCTCCCACGGACGGATACCGAAGTGGTACGCGAACCCGGGGAGCACCTGCCTCAGCCGTTTCCGGATTGTGAAGGGTCCACCAGCCCGGCCGGTGACACTGCCGCCTCCCCTGCCGATACAACCGGCTCAACGATGTTGATGGTGATGTGATCGGCGATAGCCCGGTAAGTCAGACCACGATTCCCGCGGCGGCGTACGACCCATACAAGCGCCGCGATGAGCCGGGTACCTTTCGCTGCGTCACCCACCAAGATCGCATCGAGGTCGGGGCCTTGCTGGGCGAGGAGATCACCGACATCGTTCGCGGTGATGTCACCGAGATCCAACGCGTAGTTCCCTTCGTACGGGCCCGCGTTGATACGAAACTCGATGTCAGCCATTCGATTGCCTCGCAGGGGGGTTCAGATCAGGTCGGCGCGACGCAGAATGTCGTTGAGCGCATCGACGTAGGTGTCGACATCGACTTCTCGTTCCTTGCGGACGGCGGCCAGGATGTAGCGGCCGGGGGCGCGGGGCCGGACGATCGGTGTGCCACGGGGACGGATCGTGCCGCCGAACTCCAACCACGGGTAGTACGGCACGGTCGGGCCGCCGCCGACCACCGATGAGCGTTGCGCCGACGCCCGTGCCTTCACCGATCCGGCTGCATGCCCCGTCCGTACCGGTACTTGCGAACGAGCTTCGGCGGCGACCTTCTCGGCGATGGTCTTGTTCGTGCGTTGCAGCTCACGGGCGAGGTCACGGTCGATGCCACGCAGCTTGCGGGCGAGCTGTTTCAGACCGCGGATCTCGATATGCGGCTGGATCGGCATCTACGGGGTCGCCTCACCTGACGTGATGGTGCCGGTGATCGCCGTCGAATCCGCCGCGGTCGCGACGCACTTCCCCGAAAGAGGTTGGGTGAGGATGTCCATGCCGGACAGCCCCGCGAAGCCCGCGTCGAACCGGGCATTCGTCGTGAATTTGACGATCGAACCGGCCGACGTGAACGTCGCCACCAACGCCGCTTCGGTACCGGAGTCGATCCGGCCGGGGATCACGGTCCCGGAATGGTCGAGCTCCATGTCGAAGGTGTATTCACGGCGGCCCGCCTCGAGCGGTTCGGCAGTGACCGATCCGCCGAGATAGAAGCGTTCGGCGTCGAGTGCGTTGTCACCCTTCAAGGTGAGGCTCCGCACGTTCACCGTCGCAGCGGCGATCGTCACCGCGCCATGCACGAACGTGAACAGGCCCAGTCCGGACGTGTAGTTGGCGGCGGCGAGCGCGGTGGCGGTCGTCTGATCTTTGAACACCATGTCGAGGGTGAGGATCGCCACCTCACCGACCTTGCACGCCAACTCCCATGAACCAACTTTCCCGCCGTTGAACGTGTAGGGGATGACGGTGCCGGCAACATCGGGCCGGCCGACCTGCACTGTGAGACCAAGACCGGTGAGGTCGTTGGGGATGACAGTGCCGGGGGTGGTGGTACCGAGGTTTTGGATCGTCCCGAACGCATGCTGCAACAACAACGCCGCGTTGCGGGTCGAGAGCTCGAACTCGACAGGTCCGGCGACTTTGCGGACACCGGCAACCCAGTCGTCGGAACGAACGACACGTTGACCGGTGCGGATCCCCTTCGACTCGGTGCGGTCGATTTTTAGGTCGATCTTCTCCGACACAATCTCATAGAACCGATCGACTGTGACTGCTGTGCCCCATGTGGTCTCCGCCTTCAAACCGAGCTGGCCGGAGAGGCCGCTTCCTGTCGGCATTGCGTTGCTCCTTGGCTATGCGATGCGGGCGAGGCAATCGACGTTGAACCGGATGACCGCGGCAGGACCTTCGGCGGTTTGTTCGGCGGCGGTTTCCCAACTGCCGGCGGTCGCGTGGACCAGACCATCGACCGCACCCAATGTCGGGTCGTTCGCGACGGCGTCTTCGACAGCGGCCAGCAACGTGAACGCACGGGATTCGCTGTCAGTGACATCACCGCGCCCCTTGATGACGGCGACGACCACTTCGACGCTGTACCGTTCCTCACGGGGTTTGCGGCCAGCCTTGAACACGGGGACGCGATGTGTGCCGATGGCTTCGGCCACATAGACGCATTCACGGTTCAGTTTGTCGTCGGCAGGCCGGCCATAGGTGACTTGTATCCCGCTCAACGCCGAGCCGATCAATGTGACGAGCGCGGTCTTCACCGAGGGTACTGTCGAGGTCGTGGCCATCAGCCGATGCCCGGCGGGTTGACCTCGTCGCGGATGAGATCGAGTGCAGCTTTCGGGATGGAGAAGCTCGGGATGCCGTAGGCGAGCCCGTCGACCTGGCCGGGCCGCGCCGCGCCGGATTGGGCACCCAACGACGACCAGATGTGGTTGATGGTGATGATCGCCGCCTGCTTGAAGTTGGCGGCGACAGCGGCGGTGTTGGCGGCCCGACCGGTCGTGTAGGTGACGAGGATGTTGGCTCGTCCCCAGGCGAAGTAGGCGTCGCCGGCGGCGGAGCGGCGGATGAGCCGATTGCGTTCGCCGATCTCGTTGGAGAGCAGGTAGCCGGTGTCGGGTTTGATGGTGACCGTTTCGGCGGTGAGGGTGGTAAGGGCACCCGACGTGTCGTATTCCTTCACCGCGCCAATCGTGGTCGTTACGGTGTCGGAGACTGCTGACGCTCGCCGCAGGACGATGTCGCTGGCGCCACCGTCGTTTGCCTCGTCGGTATACGTGGTGTTGATGATCGCGCCGCACACATCTCGGAATCGTTGGGAGACGGCCGTGATGACGGTGGCGAGCTCAGTGTCGTAGGTAGTGTCGGTGGCGGTGATGTTCAGCCCGGGTTTGATCTCGGCGAGGGTTACGAGATCGACGGTCGCATCGGCCATTACGGCACCTCGATTGTTGCCAACCCCCAGCAGCGAAGGTCGAACGTCGCGTCGAGCTGCTCGGCTCTACAGAACGCCTCGATGGCTCGTTTCACCGGGAACTGCGGGTCACCCGGCGGCGTGCCCTGGGGGCGGGCAAGTTCGGTGTCATGGCATACGAGCAGACCGCCGGACCGTACAAGATGGCGGTACACGTGCAGCTCCATCAGTGTGTGGTCGTACTGGTGCGATGTGTCGATGAACACGATGTCGGCCGGCTCGAGTTCGGCGAGTAGCTCGGGAGCGAGATCGTCGGATTGGCGGAACGTCCAGTGTGGCCACCCGCCGATGTCCGGGGCCGGGTCGATGTCGACCGATGTCAGCCGCCCGCCGGTCTTGTCGAGCCCGTAAAGCCAGGCGACCGTGGAAACGCCGGTACGAGTACCGAGCTCAATCACATGCTGTGCATCCAGCCGTTCGACGAGCCGCACGAACGTCGGGAGATGCTCGTAAATGTCCGAGGGCGTGCTGCACAACTGCCGGTACCGCTCGGCGAGCGTCGGCTTCTGCCAGCACCACAACGTGGCAATTGCCTGAGCGTCGGGAAGCAGGGCGAGGACCGCTTCACGGACGGGACGATGATGCATGTCGTCGCCGCAGATGATCCCGCCCCGCACCAGCAGCGGCAGGACAGCCGCGATGTTGTCGGCCACCTCCTCGTAAGTATGGGCGGCATCGATGAACACGAACCGGACCGGCGCGCGATGGTCAGCGAAGTAAGCACGCCAATCAGATCGGTGCGCCTCGACGTTCCCCGCGGTCGCCGCTTCGATGTTGGCGACGAACGTCGCGTACACGTCACGTTCGGCGGCGAGTCCGGCGCTGATCTCACCCGGCGACCCTTCCCAGGTATCGACCGCATGCACCAGCGCCGGCGCCGCCGCGTTCGCAAGCACAATCGTCGACCGGCCCTCCCACGACCCGACCTCGACAATGTCACCGTCGAGATGAGCGACCCGCCGATACAGATCGGCGAGCGCCTCCTGCGACGCCTCCCCAAACCAGTCTTCCGTGAAGACCGGGACGGTCACAGTGTCCATGAATCAGGGCACCGGCCCTCGTACACGTAGCGGGGGAAGGTCCGGTCGATCTCGCAACGCTGCATCTTGACGCCGTCGACATGGACGCCGTCGCGCAGGAACTGGTTGTCGGCAAGACCCTTGATGATCCGATCCCGGACCTCCGGATGGCAGAACGACCCAATCTTCGCCATGGCGATATCGGGGCCGCCGAGCCAGGAGAGATGCCACCCGGCATCGGGGAGCGGTTTGGCGACGTTGCGGGCGTCACGCATCCGAGCGAACGAGGTGATATCACCGGCCCGGCCGGCGACGGTGCCGCGCCATGGGATCGGATACTGCCAGCGGCACGACCAGAAATGGCCTCGCTGCTCGAGAGCGACGATGCCTTGCGGACGGATGTTACGTGCGACGAGCGCGGTGGGGATCTCGTCGATATCGCCGTGCAACACCACATCGTCCGCCGCGGCGTAGCCGAGAGCGTCGGCAACATGTTCACGTTGGGCATGTTCGCGTGCCCATGGATCCGGCGCGTCAACGGCGGATGGCAGGCCGGTAACCCGTACGACGACCACACGTTCTTTCCAGGGTGCGAACCGATCACGATTCTCGGTGAGGTAGTAGGGCTTGGGATGATCCTGGTGGTCGACGTCGGCCTCGACGGCGATGTGCATTAGGTTCGGTACGTCTTCCAGTTCGACGAGACGACATTCCAGCATGTCGAGCTCGTTGTTGATCATGAACGTGTCAAAGACGGTCACCGTCTCGCCCCGACCCGCTGCATGTGGATCAACGGCAACCGCGACCGGAACGTCTTCGCGTCCGCCTCCGCAGTGTCGAGCGCTTTCAGATAGACCGCGTCGGCTTGGCGTAGGTCTTCGCGACCGTCGTATCCGGGATGGAGATGTTCGACGACGGATTCGAGGCAGGGGGTGAACACCCCGCGGGCCCGGGCGAGCTCGATCATTTCCCGATCGACGTGCCAATGGCCGTACACGGTCGGCGCGAGCTCGCCAGGCCCGTCGAGGCAGCCGCCCTCCGCTTCGACGTACGCACGCCGCACGAAGAAGTGGTCGGCGTGGCGACCCGCGGCGACATCCGGGTTCTTCGGTTCCCCAGCAGTGTCGTTGGTGCCGATCACGTCGAACCGGTCGGAGAGCGTGCGGGCCGCCTTGATCCAGCCGGGCCGGAACACGACGTCGTCGCCGACGAGCAAGACCCATGAGTGGAGGGTTGCTTCGAAGCCGGCGTTCACCTTCTCCGCGAAGCTCGTTATCCGACCTTCGTCGAGGATCACATCGCCGCTGATCCCCGACTGCCTGTCGGCGACGATCACGAGTTCGGCGGATCCGTCGTTCGTCTCATTGAACGAGCCGATGAGCCGAACGAGATTCTCGGGACGCATCGCCGGGACGATGACCGCCACCCCGTCGGTCTCCGGGATCGGCTGGCGGTCATAGCTCGGTGGCGGTATCGGCGCAGGTTCGAGGCGGGCGAGGAACGGCTGCCAATAGTCGGCGAACACCCGGTCGGCGTCGTAGCCCGACGCGAACGTGATCGCGGTCTCGCCCATCGCTTCTCGGTCGGCGGCGTATGCCTCCTCGAGCTTGTCGAGCACGTCGACGATCGACGGGCATACGTACGACGCATGCTGCGCCGGATCCCATTCCGGCTGGCCGGTCACCATCCACCCGGCGCCGACAAGTTCCGGTTGCGACGAGAAGTCCGTCGCGATGATCGGCGTCCCGCATGCCTGCGCCTCGATGAGCGGGACACAGAACCCTTCGCCGTGCGAAGGGGCGAGCAGCACGTCCATGGCCGTGTAGGTCGCGGCCATCACCTCGGCGGGGACACCGAGTCGGTAGGCATACTGGTCGCACCAGATCAACGCATGCTCAGGAACGGCGGCATGCTCGGCGAGCTCGACGAGGTTGATCCCTTCCGCCCCACCGAACTTCTCCGCATGCATGTAAAGAACCGCTTCCGGATGAGCAACCCAGAACCGGCCGAACGCCCGGAACGCCTCATTGAACCCTTTACGGTCCCGCGCCCACCCTTTATTCATCCCGACCATGCCGACCACGAACGCATCCTCAGGGATACCGCACAACGCGCGGGCGGTCAATTCACGGCCGTCAGCAAGAGTGAGCATCGGGGTCGGCTTGTAAACCCGGGTGTCGACCGACAGCGGAATGTAGACAGGGTCGAGCCCGGCATTGAAGAGCAGTCGTTCCCCGAACCGGCTCATCGTCACGGGGATGGCGCCGGTCCGATGGAAGAACTTGATCACATCAGGTGGCGCGGGGAAATGGTCGACCGGTGTCCACGCCGCGACCTGATAGTCGGCGAGGAGCGGGTTCGGCATCGCCCATACGTCGAGGCAGGTGATGATCCATCCGCCCTTCGGGTCGCCATCGAAAAAGTGTTGGGCATGGCCGTGGATGATGTCGTTCGAGTTCACTTCGTAGCCGCAGGGGTAGACGACGACGGGTTGTTGGGTGGATGGGATGATCCATATGCCGGCGCCGCCCTGCTGACCGTAGGTGGAGGAGATCGCGACGTCATGGCCGGCACGGACGAGCCGTTCCGCGAGGTTGGCGATCTGCACCCCATACCCGGTACGGACATGGGGCGCGTTGCCGTGTAGCAGGAACTTCATCGTGTTTCCTGCTCACCTGGCGCGCGCCGCTGATCCTTCGGTTCCGTGAAGATCAGCACGGCACCGTCACCCACCACTTCCGTCGAGACGATCCGTTCACGCTGCTCGAGATCGGCGACGAACGCCTCGACCTCGCTGACCGGTACACGATGAACAGGCATGACCAGCTCGTTTCTCGCAGGGGGGGGAAGGTCCCTCGCAGAAGGGGCCGGCAACAGACACGAAAGGTTGTCTGTGCCGGCCCCTAGTCCCCTGCGAGGGGGACAACTACCTCAGACTGACTGCTTCAAGAGGTTCAAGGCCGTGACGTCCACGACGTCCCCGTCGACCCTCCACTTGCCGCGAATCGCGGTCTCGTCCGTGTCGAAGAACCGGCTGTCGTCACGTTCGAGGACGACCGGCCCGACGGTCCGGATGTAGTAGGCGGAGAAGTCGCCGAACACCATCACCTTCGCGTTCGACGCCAACGACGCGACGTTCGGGTCGGTGTAGACGGGGAAGCCGAGGAGGCGGTCCGGCTGGTTGAACTGGATGCCGGACACCTGCGACGGTTCCCACAGGACGGCGCCGATGGTGCCGCCGGCGCCATCACGGAGCTTGCGGAGCACACCAGCGGTCGCGTCACGCATCAACCACGCGGCACTGCCGCCTGCCCGGTAGGCGTCGTTCACCGAGTAGGCGAGGTCGACGAGGTTCTCGTAGGTGGGCGTGATGAGTGAGCCGCCGGTGGCGATCGTGCCTGACGCGCCGGTGATCGCCGCTGATATGACACCTTGCGGCTTTCCGGTACCGGATCCGACGACAAGGTCGATGTCGATGTTGCGGCCGAGGGCACGGCCGACGTCACGGGTGATGAACCCGATGATGTCGATCGCCGCGTCGCTGATCACTTCGGAGGCGATCCGGACGAGCTCGCCGTACTTGAACGCGTCGAGGGCCACCGAGTTGAACGCCGGATCGGTACCCGCGAGGGCGGTGCCCTGACCAGATACCTGGGTGGCGATGCCATGTGCCGTGATCTTCGGGAACTTCATCTGCTCACCCGACGACGTGTTGATCTTCGTCGTCGGCGCCCGGAACATGGCGATCGTTGCTTCGAGGATCTCGTACAACGACCGGGCGGTGGTGACTGGCACCGCGGATGCGACGTTGCCGGTGTCCCAGGCGAGCGCCCGGTATTCGGCGATGTCGGCGGCGGTGGCGCCACCGCGGATCATCCGGAGTTCTTCGGCTGCCCCGGCGATCGGGATTTCGAGTTCCTTGCCGAGCTCGCCGCGTGCCCAACGACGCATCATCTCTGCTTCGTTCTCGACCTGCCGGCGGGCGCCTTGGGTGCCGTGTTGCCGTTCGAACGCTTCCCGGCTGGTCGCCGCTTCACGTTCGCGGCGTTCCCGCTCGTCGAGGGTGCGGACTTCGGCTTCGATCTCATCGATGCGGGCGTCGAGCTGATCGACTTTGGCGGTCTCTTCGCTGGTGACGGCCCGTTTGGCTTCGATGGCCTCGTCGTAGACGCCTTTGGCTTCGTCGATGAGACGCATCCGCTCCTCGCGGAGCCGTTTCGTGTATTCGAGAATGTCGGTCACAATGCACCTTTCAGGTGACAACAAGCCGCGCGACGGCGGCCCGATGGTTTGGGTTGTCACGAGTGGTGGCTCCGAGTGGTGGCTCCGAGTGGTGGCCGCCGTTGCGGCTCCGGCTTGGGCTCCGGCTTGGGCTCCGGCTACGCGGGTGTTACAGGAAGTCGTGTTTGGCGACGAACTGGCGGCGTTGCGCCAGGTTGATCGTGACGAGCATCGCCGGGTCGGCGTCGGTGGCGTCACGGTTGAGGAGCTCTTCGAGGTAGGCGACCGCCTGGCGGAGCTCTTCCTCGTCGAGGTCGTCAGGCTGCGCGGTGGCGTCACGCAACAGTTCGGTGAGCGACCGCATCTTCGCGTCGGTGTACGGGTTGGCGCCCTGGTTGACGATCGAGACGTCGCCACGATGCAGGTTGTATTCGGAGATGTGCCGTTCGATGCCCGACAGATCCCACCACGGCACCTCTTCGCCGTCCGCGTCCAACCACTTCTGTTTCGTGATGCGAAAGGCGAACGACATCTCGTCGAGCGCGCCGGCATCCATCAGGATGGCGATGTCATTCACCGTCGACACCCGCGTATCGAGCGTCGCGGCGACCGCGAGGCCGATCTTGTCCTCCGACAGTTTCAGGGTGCCCGCCTTGGTACGGGCGAGCGTCAAGCCTTCATGGTTGACGAGGAACGCGACATCCGGATTCTCGGACAAGGTCTTCTTGCCGGCACCGCCGTCGACGAACTCAGTCCAGCCGCCCTTATCGGGGCCGCCGTACATGTCGTAACCCTTGTCGTAGACGGATGCGTGGCCGACGAAGTCGATGAGCGTCGACTCGCCGGCCTGCGCCCGTATCTCGACATCGCTGACGAGGTAGCCGCGCACGATTGGCGCCAAGCCTCGTTTGGGGGCGAGCCGTTGCCGTTCCTGTTCCGTCGGTTCGGTGATCGTCATGTTGGTGGCTCCTCAAAGTCCGACGCAGGCGATGACATGGGCGTCAATGCGCCGCATGCGACGAGATTGGTGATGGTGCGCCGCCGGTGCAGCCTGGCGCGAACGCGGGTCTGCCGTTTTGCTCGCTCGAGGATGGCCAGTTCCCTGGCTTCGAGGTCGATTTTGACCTTGAACCATTCATCCTCAGGTAGCGGCTTTTTGAACTTCGCCGGCAGTCGTACAGCTCGGCCGAGCGGATACGGAAGTCGGCCAGATGCGCTGCTCGACGATTCCGCTTGCCCCGCACCCGGTGTGATTTGACGGGTGACCGTGTCGGCCGCCGGGCCGACGGTTTCGGTGATTGTCCGCGCCCCGACAAACAGTCGAGTGACGGTCTCGGCGAAGGTGACGAGCTCCGTGACGGTTCGGGTACCGGACACGAGACGGCTGACCGTGTCGGTCGCGGTGAGCGTCTCGGAGAGAGTGCGGGCGAGGACGAGGACCCGCGCGATGGATTCAGACAGCGAGACGGTCTCGCTGATTGTGCGGGCACCGGCGAAGACGCGTGACACCGTGTCGCTGACGGCGACGGACTCGCTGTTCGCTCGGGCCGTGATGAGGGCGCGGGTGATCGTCTGCGACGACGAGACGGTCTCGGTAACGGTGCGTGAGCCGATGAAGCCACGCGAGATGGTCTCGGCGGCGGCGAGCGTCTCCGTAGTGGTCCGCGCACCCGCGAACACTCTCGTGACCGTGTCGGCCGCGGCACCGACAGTCTCGGTGACGGTTCGCGCGTAGTTCGTGCCGGTCCCGGCTGAGGACGTGTAGATGAGGACGTCGGCTGCGTTCGATGTCAGCCGCGTGGAGATGAAGACGTCGGGGTGTTGCGGCATCGGGCCGCCTTAGGCCGGGACGAGTGCCTGGTCGGAGATGCCATGGCGGGGGGGTGCCCCGCCATCTGTTGCCACGACCGTGAAGTAGGTGTTGCTGTCGCCGGTGTCGCGCGGGAACGAATAGTTCCCGTTGACGTCGGTGACGGTGCTGCGACCTACGTATTGGAGGTCGGAGGTACGGAACAGGTAGACGGTCACGCCGGAGACGGCGGCGCCGGTGTCCTCGTCTTTGACGATCCCCGCGATGGCACGAGCTCCGTCGTTGAGCGGATAGTCGCCCGGCCCTTCGCCGATGGTTCGGTTCGCGGTCAGGATCCGGGTGGCGGAATCTGCGGCCGGACCGACTGTCTCGGTTCGGGTCCGGGCACCTGTGAAGACCCGCGCGACCGTGTCGCTGAGCGACAGCGTCTCGGTACGGGTCCGGAAGAACGTGACGAGCCGTGTGACGACATCTGCCGCGGCACTCAGCGGCACGGTGGCGGTCCGGGCACCGATGAACGCGCGGGCAATTGTGTCGGCGGCAGTCAAGGATTCGCTGACCGTACGAGCCCCGGTGAACGTGTGGGTCGCCGTGTCGGCGGCCGGACCGACGGTTTCGGTTCGGGTCCGGGCACCCGAGAACACTCGGGCGATCGTGTCGGCTGCGGCGCCGACCGTCACGGTGATGAGCCGCGGGAAGTTGACGATCCGGCTGATGACATCTGCCGCGGTACCGACAGTTTCGGTCACCGTACGGGCACCGGTGAACACGCGGGTGATGAGCTCGCTCGGCGTCAATGCTTCGGTTCGGCTGCGTACCGCACCGTAGATGCGTGTGACAGTGTCCGCCGCGGGCCCGACCGTTTCGGCGCTAGGTGAACGGTTGAATCCTGAGCCGCCTCGAGTGATGGTATCGGCGGTGGGTTGTGTAGGCGTCGTGACCGTGACGGTGCGAGATCCGTTGTAGATCCGGGTGACCGTCTCGGCGACAGTCAGCGTTTCGGTACGTGTGCGGCCGAGCACGAGGACACGGCTGACCGTAGCGGCGGCCGGCTGCGTCGCCGTTGTCTCTGTCGTCGGTGAACGTCGGAACGCGATGCGAAGCGAACAGGCGAACGACGTGGCCTGTCCGCCGACCGCAGGAGCGGTACCGGCACCGAGCGCGACGTTACGGCCCGTGACCGCTAACCCCTGGCCTTTCATCCAGAACTCGACGTAGTAGACCTCGTCGACCTCGAACTTGGTCGCCGAGATGTCGGTCGTGACCGTGATGTCCATCGCGATGTTGCCGACCGGCAGGTTCCCGGCCGTCAGCGGGATGTCCTTCGCGGTGACGCTGAGGTTGGTGAGAGCCCCCGCCGAGTCCCGTTTGAACTCCATCACCTTGATCTGCCAGACACCCGCGCCGGGTGCCACATCGGCGGCGGAGTTGTTGAGGCTCAGATGGAACGTCCGGTCGCCGGTCAGCCAGCGGGCGTCGGTTGATAGGGCACCGTTCACACCGCTGACGTTCATGTCGGCTTGCAGCGCGTCGTACCCGAAATCCTGGCCAGTCGTGGGTGGAGGGTCCGCCTGACGGGTCGAGTTCGAGGCTTGCGGTTTGCAGAGAATCCAAGGATTCGTCGCGCCGGCGGTGCCGTAGTCGGCTTTCGTCTGATCATCGTGGGCGCCGAGCTGCGTGTCCTGGAGCTTCCGGTTGTTCGCGCCATACCCGACAACAGAAGGGGCAGGGAACAGTGTGTTCGTCGGGCTCGCGTACGCCATCGCTTATCGACTCATCTCAGGCGATCGTGTCACCGAGACCGACCACGTACTCCTCCCACCATGACGTGATGCCACCCACCGTCGCCCGGCCCGCCGCATCTTGATCCCATGGAAAGGATTCTTCGGCATGCCAATGATCGACGCCTTCGGCCGTGAGACAGTCGGTGTGGACGACATAGCGGTGACCGGCACCGTTGTCATAGATGATCCGGCTACTGGTTGTCGTCTTCGTCCAGGTCGTCATTGCCAGGGCTCAGTACGATACCGAGACCGTCTGGGCGAGTGTGTCACCGGAGACGAGGGTCGGGGCGTTCGGCTCCGCATTCTCGAACACCATCACCCCGGAGGTCGCGGCGGCACCCACACCGGCGGTGCCTTGCGCCGTGAAGATCGCCTCGCTGTTGATCGTGTTCGTCGCGGACGCCGTGAAGGTGTTCGCCAACGAATACGACGCCGACGCCAGCGTGTGGGTCAGGGTGGTGTATTGGATGCGGGTCATGCCGCCAGTGGTGAGCTCGCCGGCGAGAACGGTGTCTGTCGCGGTGCCGGACTGGACGGTGGTCGAAAGGCCCATGTACCAGGCGGGGCAGGCGCCCGGAAGGATCTGATAGGTGCCGGTCCCGTTCGGAGTGGTGGCGGTCGTGAAGGGTGCCGCGGCTGTCACCCAGCGTTCGACGGTGAGGACTGTCGCCGTATTCGACAGGATGATCCCCATGACCGTCGTACCGGCGCCAGCCGAGTTCGGCCCGACCGCCACCCAACGTCCTGCGAGCGCGCCGGTCGCGCCGTTGATCCGGGCGGTCGTCGGGAAACCCGTCCCCGTCGTGAGTGATGTGGCGGTGACTGAGGTGGCGGCACCGTTCGCGGTGGTGAAACCGGTGGCGTCCGGGCCGCCTTCCATGATCATCGCCTGCCAATCGTCACCGGAGTCGGTACGCACGTTGCGATGCCACGGCGACACATGCTTGAGTCGTCCGTGACGGTCCCGCACCCGGTTAGAGAACAGCGACGTGAAGGCCCGCGACGGCGCATACAACGGCGTCTTAGCGGGTGTCCACAGATCGTCGAGGACCGTACTCTCGCTCATGTTGCCGCCTTCGTCGCGAATACTGCGTCGAGCGCCTTACCGAGCTCCGGGAAGTCGGGGGACGTGACCTTGCGTACCGAGCCCGGCGGGCAATGCGCCGGCATCACGGCATCGGCGAAATGGCGTACCAGCACGCCAAGGGGATCCGGTTCGAGACCGGCGGCGGCACGGTCAGCAGCGTTCTGCGCCAAGAACTCGTCCGGGATGTGGCTTTCCGTGCGCGTGGGCTCGTTGTAGAGGGTGCGGACGAGCACCATCCCCTCGAACTGCGAATCGGTCACTACAGCCTTCGGCGGCACCCGATCCTTCGGCGTCAACACCCAGTCGTAATAGCTGTCCTGATCGATGAAAACGTGCGGCACCTAGTCCCCCTCTTCGACGACGACCCGGACGATGTCGCCGAGCTCGTTGTATTCGAGACGCTTCGAACGTTCCGGGGCGGGCAGAACCGATACGACCGGCGCCGGGATCTCCGCCGCGGCAACCGTCACCGCCGGCGCTTCGACCGTGACGATCGGCGCATCGACATGCACCTCGGGGACCGGAACGTCGAAGCGGTTGTTCACGACCGGTGGCGAGACGTGGTTGTGTACTGTCGCCGCCGGTGTCGGTGGCATCTCGAACCGGTTGTTCACGACCGGTGCCTGTGCTGGTTGCACATGGTTGTGGATCACCGGTGCGCTGTTCGTCGTAGGTGCCGGCGGTGTTGCCGGTGCCGGGAAACTGTCGCCGCCGTCGAGCGCCGGGAGATCCTCGAAGTCGCGCGCCTCGTTCGGCAACAGGAAGCCAGCCTCGATGCCGGTCTTGTACGACTCGTATCGGCTGGACAGATCGGCACGCAACAGGCCGTTGACGTTGAACTTCACGTAACGGTTCGACTGGCGGATCAGACTCGACAGCGCATTCTCGATCCGGATGATCCATGGCAGGAACGTCACCTGTACCTTACGGGCGTTGCGCTGCTCGAGGTTCGCGTAGGTGACGCTGGATCCTTTGTCCATCGACACACCGAACTCGGTCGGGTCGATGAGGAACAGGAACGCGCAGATCTGCGCCGCGGTGAACTGCTGGGTCTGCAGGAACTGGGCCTGTTCGTTCGTCACGCCGGTCGCTGTCCACTTCGCGCCCCGTGTCAGGACGGCCGGGAGATGGGATTTGGTCTTGCCGGAGTGGCGGCGGGCGAATGTGTTCGCCATCGCGCGGGCCGATTCGTCGGTGATGTCGTCCTGCGTCTCGATGACCCCGGACATGTTCAGGCCCTGGCCGAAGAACCGGGCGGCGAACTCTTCGGTCGCCATGCCCTTGCCGACCGTCTGGCGCGCGGCCTCGATCGGCGACAGGCCGATCTCAGCGCCAGGAAACATGACCGCCGGGATGTGCAGCAGGTCATACCGGTCGATCGGCTGACCGCCGATCCGGTACACGCGCGTGCCCTGCTCGCGGGTCACCTTGACTTTCGCCGGGTTCAGCGGGACGAGCTCTTCGATCTGCGCGAGCGGCGACCGGCGGATCCAGCAGTACGCGTTGCCGTCGAGCAGCAGTGACGTCAAGACCTGAGTAACCCAAGCGATGAAGTCGAGGTCGATGGTCGGCTGGATCAGCCATCCCGGCTTGGTGACCTCGAGTGTCCCGGCCGGCGTATCACGCAGGGCATCGACCGGCAGTGTGGCAATCCCGTCGCAGATGAACCGGTTGCAGCCGTACACGGTGAGGAGCTGCTGTACCGACTGGGCGCTGTCCAACGACACACCCGACCATGCGCCCGCCGGCATGTCACCCGGCCAGGTCCCCCAGGTCGTCGCCTGCACCGTACGTTGACCGCCGACCAGCTTCTTGAGGACCGTCATGCTTCACCGACATCGAGCTCGAACGCTTTGAGCAACAACGCGACCCCACCGCCGATCAGCGCCGCCGCCGTCCCCCACGCTGCATACAACCCGCCGATCAGCAGCCCGGCGCCGGCGAGTTCGACGAGCCAGGCACGCCGCAACGAACCGACGATGGCAGCGAACGCACGTACCACGGTTCACTCCTCATCGTCGTCGAGGTAGTCGTCGAGCAGGATCACCCGGGCCGGACCGGCTGGCTCCACATCGAGACGCGCCCCCGCAAACGCCAATGTGGCAGCCACCAACGGCGACACGTTCACCGAAGCCGACCGGCGTGCCCACGCCCACGCATCCCCAACCGTGCGGCGCACCGCACCCGCGACCGCCTCATCCAACGCCGCGTGACTTCGCACCCGGATCCGGGTTTGGATCACCGCGTCGTAGAACCCGGCTGACGCGGCGACGAGCTCCTTCAACGAGAACGCCCGGACGTTCAGTCCGGCCCGCTCGAGATCGGCGATCAACGATCCGGCCGGCCCCGAACCATCCACACACCACTCGGTCGGACCGTGCCGGCGGTCGAGCTCGGCGGCCCGGTCGATCAGCCAGCCGACCCCCGCCCGATGCTCGACCAGCTCCACCACCGGCAACGACGCTCGTGACGCCACCGCGATCGACCCCGACGATCGTTCCGGATTCACATCCAACCCGAACACCAGACTGCCGTCCGGCACCGCCGTCTCGGAACACACCGCCGTCCACATCTGAGCGGGGATCACCCGAACTTCCGACCGGGTCGGAATGTTCATGAACGCCCGCCGGAACTCGCCGTCCTTGAGCGTCGCGCGAGCGTGACGGACCACCTCGAGGTCGATCGTCAGACCCAACGCCGGCATAGCCGACCGCCACACCGCCGGATCATCCGCATCCGCGTCCGCCACCGCCGACCATTCGAAATACGCGGTGCCCGTCGACCGCCCCGAATCAACCGCGGCGCGGCCCCGCTCCACAGCCGCGTTCCAAGGCAGCGACTCGTCGGTACCCGCCGTCGAACATGCCACCACCTGCGCGGCCGGCCGGGTCGCCATGGCCGGCACCAACGTCTGGTCCCGACGATCATCCGCATCGGCGAAGAGCTCGTCCTTCACCGCGAGATCGACCGTCTTGCCGTGGCCGGCGTCCTCCGTCGACGCCAACAAGCCGATCCGCGATCCGTTGCGGAATTCGATCGCCTCACTCCCGTTCGCACGCCGGATCGTCCGGATCCCCAACAGTCGCCGGCGCGGCTCCAACACCGGCACCTGATCCTCGAGCAGCTTCTTGCGAGCATCCGCACCCGTCTGCGCCGAGTACGCGATCCGTTGCGCCGCACCCCAACCCAACGCTCGCTGCAGCTCCCACGCCAACAGGAGCAGCGTCTTGCCGTTCTGACGAGGAACGGTGAACACGACCTCCCGATACGCAGGCACCAATATCCCGGACGGATGCTCAACCAACTCGCCGCCGACGAGCGCGACCTGCTCCTGCCATGCCATCAACGGCGACCCCAACTGGCGGGCCACCGCCACAATGCCGTCCCCGAACGACAGCCGCTCAGGACGTCTCGGAGTCGCCCATCTCGGCTCGGCGAGGTGTCGAGATCGAGACGAGAAATGCTGCTGCTCCACCGTCATCGCCACCGGACACACCCGCCTCAGCCAATGCCTTTAGCGCCTGGCGATACTCACGCCACAACCCCGCGTCCTGCTCCAGGCTCATGTCGACCGCCACCGCCAACGAACGCGCCAATGCCACCAACGCATCATGCTCAGGCCCGAGACCCAACGCTCTCACCGCCCGGGCCACCGCCCTCACATTCGAGGGCGCCCGTGTCACCACACCCTCGACGGTCCAGGCGAACGCGGCGGCCGGAACCGACCCTTGTTACACACCGCGCACGCAGGCACAAGATTCAGATGCGGACCTCCGACCACCGACATCGGCGGCTCATGATCAGCCGTCGTCGCCACGCCCGTGCAGTGCGGACCCCGCCAGTGGCACACCGGATCCTTCGCGAGCAGACCACCACCAGCCGGGCCGAGGATCCGACGACGCGCCTCCTGATACCGATGCCCATACCCGCGCCGCGTCGTCGAACCACGCGACGCCACCTCACCGCCAGTTTTTCTGTGCGGCCGCACGCCGCCCGACTCTCACAGTCAGCATCTCTCCCCGACCCGGATTGTTGGCGTGGGTAATCAGAGGAGCCGGTTCACGAGCCAGACGGTGAGCACGACGAGGATCACGATCGTCAGCGCGCGTTCGATGGTCATCGGCTGCCCCTCTGGGAGCTCGAGAGTGGCGGGGTCAGGATTCGAACCTGATCAGCCGCGGGTTATGGGCCCGGGTTGGCGCCTTGCTCCCCGCACGCGAAACCGCTCCCCACCAGGAGGGTAGAGAGCGGCACTCAACAAACGATTACACGCTTGGGATTCGGCTGTTGTCAAGTATTCGACCGGCGGTGCGGCGGAGTGTTGGCTCTGATGGGAGCGTTCCGTAGGCGTGAAGGTAGGCGTTGCAGCGGTCGCAGAGTCGGTTGCTGCGCCGGTATGGCCGTTCGTGGCAGTGCTTACACAATGCGGCGTCCATGGTCTTGCCGAGCCGTCGGAGCGCCCGGTGGAGAGTCGGGCTGGGTTCGTAGCTCCTGGCGACGGTGCCGGCGGTGAGGAGCTGGCGCATCTCGTCGTAGGTGAGCTCGACGCGGTGTCTCATGTTCGCATGGGGGTACGACAGCGACTCATTCTGGCCCGAGGGAGTCGGATGGTTGGTCGGCGGGAGCGTCAGAGTCGACCCGTTGTGAACAGGCGCACGGACAGCGCCATCCGCCAAGAACGCCAGGCGTCGTGTTCCCGACCTTCCGCCCGTAGTGATGCGATGGCTCGTACGGCAGGTTCGGGTCACCCATGAAGAACCCAGGACGGCAGAGCGGGCACAGGGCATTAGCGACCATCGCTACCGCTCACTTTCGCTCGACAGATTCGCTAATGCCTCGCGGCCAGCGTCCGTGAGCCACGCACCGCCGACACCGCCGCCGTGCTCAGTCCACCCAAGGTCGTCGGCCATGTACGCCAGCAGTTCGACCGCATCGGCATGGACGCCATCAGGGGCGGGTTTCGGGAACCCGTCCACTTCACGCGAGCGAAGGTAGGCGAGCATCATTTCGTCGGTACGGTCCGTCCCACAGCCACACCAGCCAATCTCAGCCTGCACCCGCCCCGACTCCATCGCCTCGGTTGCCATCTCCAGGCAGTGCGCGCAGGGTTCGGCAACCGAGTGAGCCACCTTGGCGTTGACCATGAGCGCGGTATCGCCGCACTCGGAGCAGCCGCCCCACAGAAAGTTACGCTCAGTCACGGTCGCTCACTTTCGCCTGACTGGTCGGCTTGGCCCATGACGCCTTGATCTGCTCGGGTCTGCTGCGACAGTCAATGTTGCACAACTCCCGCCGGTTGGTGAATCGCTGCTCGCGGTAGAGATTCCAGTCGCAGGTTGCCTGGTGGCGGCGGTCGTCGCGGGCGAACCTGAGGGTGATCCGTTCGATGAACGCAACCCACCTACTCAGCGACGGCACTTCCGGCACACCGGGTAGTAGAGAACATCCAGAGCGTCAACCACACCAACGGCAACACGCCCGCACCGTGTGTATCCCTCGTCGTATGGCGGCGAGATGTGGACGGTCTTGCCCGTCTCCGTCCACACGAAAGTGTTCACTAGTCACCGCTCACTTTCTCGCCCGACTGGTCATGAGCTGCCCCAGCCCTCGCCGCGCCGACCACGACGTGTCTGCGCCTGCCGTGCCGCCTCGAGCTCGCTGTTCGCGACGAGACGGAGCCGGCCGTCGTGGTACGGGTCGGGGGTGTGTTCACGGGAGGGGTCGTCGGCGTCGAGGGCCCGGGCGAGCGCGGCGTCGGCGCCACGGATGCATGCGGCGGCCTTCTCGAGGAGCCGGGCAGCGAGCTGGGTATGGGACCGAATCGCTTCACGGGCGATGACCGCGGTCTCGGTCGGAGCTGATGTCCCGCTGCCACGGATGCTGCTGCCCGTCCGATGTTCGTAGCCGAGCGGATACGCCCACCGGTAGTTGTCGACGGTGCGTGGCAAGACGTTGTCGGTGAGGTAACCCCATTGGTCGGTGAGCTGGTCGGGTCGCGGGACCGTCATGCGGCCGGTTCCGGGTCGGTGTCGGCGGGTTCGGGTTCGGCTGGGGTGATGTAGGTCTGCTGGGAGTCGAGCCGACGGCGGCGGCGGGCACGTCGATGTTCGGCGGCATGGACCCGGCAGTGCTCAGCCGGCCAGTAGGCCAGCTGGGTGCATTCGGGGTGCGCGCAATGTGCGGTCATGTGAAGCCTCCCGACTGTTCTGCTCGCTGATGACCTCTCCCGTCCGGTGCAGACCGCGCCTTGTGGGTCTCCACCCTGTCTGACCGTTCTGCACTGGCCCCCCGCTTAAGCGGGGGGGGGCCAGAGCAGTGCAGAACAGTCGACAGGCCGGGAAGACCGGTGCTCTGCAGAACGGTCGCAGAACGGTCGCAGAACGGTGCAGAGCGGTCATGTGGTTAGCTCCGGTTCGAGGGTCTGCTGACGGTTCGGAAGAGCATGGAGATGCGAGTTGCGCGGCCCCGGAAGACGGACGATCTGGCCCTGCTGGACGAGCCTGGCGAGAGCCCCGCCGATCGAGTTGTTGTCGAATCTGATGTTGCGACCGCGGAGCTCGTCGGCGATCCGGTTGCGGCTCAACGGACCTTCCGCGACGAAGGTTTCAAGGATGTCGACGATGCTGTCGAGCAGCTCGAAACGGATCGACGGCCCACCCGGTTCGTCACTGTCCGTGTCCGAATCGTGAGGCGGGTTGACGGTCCAGTCGATGTAGATGCCGTCGTCGCGAGGGCGGATCGGGATGATGGCGGCGGTGTCGCCGATGGCGCCGACATGACCGGCACGGTCTTTCGCGACGGTGAGACGGATCCGGCCGGCACGTTTACGGGAGAACGGTTCGGGGGCGTCGACACTCAGGACGGTGCCGTCGGCGGCGCCGAGTTTCACGCCGCTGCCCCGAGCCCAGCGGCCCCGGTTCTCCTTCGATTTGGTGACATGATCGAGGAGCAGGATGGCGGCGCCGAGGTTGGCGAGCGCCCGTGGCAGAGCAGTCCACCAGCGAGTCACTTCGCTGGCTTCGTCCTCGTCGAGATTCAGGCTCGCGATGCTTTCGGCGACACCGTCGACGACGACGAGGTCGGGTTTGACGTGGCGGGCGAGTTCGACGACCGCGGCCGGTTCACTGCCGTTGATGTTCGGCCGGCTGTAATGGAACCGTTCGACGAGCTCGTAACGGTTGCAGCCGACGGCGCGGGCCCGCGCGGTGACTTTGATGATGACGTCCTCGAAGTCGAGGTACAGGACGGTGCCGCCTTCGTCGAGGACCTGGCGGACGGCGATGAGCGCGACGGTGGTTTTCCCGCCGGACGGTTCGCCTTGAAGGACGTTGACGGCTTCCCGGTAGAGGAGGCGTCTGCCGTCGCTACGGACGAGCATGGTGGGCAGCGATTCATCCGTCTGGTCGAGCGCGGCGGCGACGTCTTCGAGGAGCGTTTCGGGATGGCCGTGCCCGGATGCGAGTTCTTTTCGTGCCCGCTCAAGGATCGGTTCGACCGCGAGGTCTTCTTCGGCGGCTTCTTTCAGGTCGACGGAAAGGCCGATGAGGTTACGTCGCCGGTGAAGACTGCAAATCAGGTCGGCGTAGATCCGGTAGTTGAGTGGGGTGCCGGCGTCGTTGCAGAGCTTGTAGAGCCGCGGGTCGTTCTTGATGATGTCGGCGGCGCCGTTGGCGGCTGCTTTGGCGGCTATGGCGATGCGGTCGACGGGCTGTCCGGTGTTGACGGTGTCAGTGATCGCTCGGGCGATGCTGGCGTAGCCGGTGTGGAAGAACGCTTCGGCGGGGACATGGCCGGCGAGATAGATGGCCGCGGCGTCGAGGGTGAGGCTGGCCGCGAGTAAGGCCCGTTCGGTGTCGACGGCTCGGGGTATCCGGTCGGTCACGGCGCGGGTATCCGGTCGGTCACGGCGCGGATTCCGGCGGCTGGCCGTACCGGAGGATGTCTTGGAGCGCGACGTTGAGATAGGTCTGCGCGGTGGCGACCGCTTCGTCGATCGGCAGGTCGCCGTCCCGGGCGAGATCGAGGGTCGCGGAGACGTGAGTGATGATCGCGAGGAGATGATGGCGGCGGGCCAGGCTTGTCGGCCATCTGTCGGGGCGTTCGGCTGTGCCGCCGGCCATTGGGTTCCTCCGTGACGCTGCTGGTACGGGTACGAGCGGCGGAGGACTGTTCAGCCGGAATCGAGCCAGCCGCGGAGTAGGTAGCCGGCGAGGAAGATCGAGGCGCTGCTGCAGAGCAGGAAGACGAGGATCATGCGACGGACTCCAATGCAGGCCAGCGGACACCGGTGAGGGCGTCCCGGTGAGATTTGGGGAGCTCGACGAGGGGTTCGCCGTACTGGTCGAGCGCCATCGCACGAAGCCAGGCCGCGTCGGCTTCGTTATGGCTCGAACCGGTGTAGCCGAGCCGGCGGATCGCCTCGGCGAGCATCTGTTCTTTCTTCGCGTTCCCGCGTCCGGTCCCGTACTTCTTCAAGCTGGCTGGCGGTACCGCGACCTGCCGGATTCGGCGGGCATGGAGCGCGACCCGGACGACACCGCCGAGCTCGCCGAGCTCATGGGCATGGGCGTCGCCGGCCCGGTAGGCGTAGTCCTCGATGACGACAAGGTCGGCGTGGCTGCATTCGGCGATCACGGCCCGCCAGAGCCGTTCGAGACGTTCCACACCTCGGAGACCGTTGCTGCGCACTTCTCGGGCGCCCTGATCGTCTGCGACGCCCGTAGCGGTTAAGGAGAGATCCAGGCCGACGATCTTCATGAACCGGTCCGTCGGATCAGGCAGCGGCCGAAGCTGTCGGGGATATGCGCATCGGCGGCGAGGATCGGGGTGCCGCAGTTCCCACAGAACTCGTCCTGCCAGCCTTCACGGAGCGTCTCGTAGACACGGTCGAGGCCATGTTCGGCGACCAGCTCGTAGAGCGCGAGACCGAGATCAGCAGGCATCTAGCTGCTCTTCCGGTACCGCATATACAACGTCGAGCCGGTCGGTGTCCGCCGGGCGGTCAGTTCCCAGCGGGGGGGGGTGTACGTCTTCGCCAGCCGGAATTTGACCGCGCCGGCCGTCGACGGTCTGGGGAATTCGCCGATGCGTGCCCACCGCCCCGGATTCGTCTCGAGTTCGTTGATGATCAATGGTGGCGGCTCCCAGCCACCTCCACGACCACGGCCTGCGCGTGGCGGGTCTTCCCATCGGATCGCGTTCCGCACGGCACGGCATTCGCATTCGCAGCCATGCCCGGAACACTGCTGATGCTTCGCGCTCCGGCATTGCGGACAGCGGACTGTCAGGGCCTTCGACGGTTTGACGTCGTCGAGGACGCCCATCTACGCGAACACCTTGTCGAGCTGCGCGGCGAGCTCGTCGTCGACCGGCTCCGATTCGGCGTCCCCCTCACCGTCGTCACCATCAGCCGGATCGGTTCCGGGCACTTGGTCGACGGCGCCGTCCGGTCGACGGACGAGCTGCACCGCGAACTCGTCGACG